CCCAAGTGCTCTGTGCAGTGTTGTAATGCTGTGATGAGTTCACTTGAGAGTCGTTATAATATTAAGTTATTCTCTAAAAACAAAGTAGAGAGTTGTTTCTTTGACGATGTTGATATGGTAATAGTTCCTGGTGGTATAGGGGACTCGGATACCTTCTACCAACTATTTAAAAATAATGCTGAAAGAGTCAAAAAGTTTGTTGCTGACGGTGGTAAATATGTTGGGATTTGCATGGGTGCTTATTGGGCTGGCAGTCATTACCTAGACATCTTAGACGGAATCGATACCGTTCAATATATTAAACAGCCAAACACAGACACCAAAAGACCTCACGCAAAGAACCTAAAAGTGTACTGGCACGGTCAGGAGGCAAATATGTTCTTTTATGATGGTTGTGCTATTGTAGGAGACTATAGTAAGTTTGAATTAGTTGCTAAGTATGCTAATGATGATGTGATGGCTGCTATTCAAGGTAACATTGGATTGATTGGTTGCCACCCCGAAGCTGAAGAATGGTGGTACGATAGCTACTCTTATCTGAAAGGTGCATATACTAATCATCAACCCAAACTGTTAGAGTTTGTTAACCAACTCATGGAAAGATAGATGATATCAATTTCAGACAAAGCAAAAGAAAAGATTACTGATTTGTACATTGATGAAAATGATTCTACAATCAAAGGGCTGAGAGTGTTTGTTCAGGGTGGAGGTTGTTCTGGATTCAGCTACGGATTCACATTTGATCATCAAGCCAACGAAGATGATTTTCATATTAGTCTTGGTAGGTTTGACATAATGGTAGATGCAATGAGTATGCAATACCTGCAGGGAGCAACTATCGATTACAAGGACGAACTAATGTCAAAAGAATTTATTATCAAAAACCCAAATGCCAAGCACACGTGTGGGTGTGGCAGTAGCTTTACAGTTTAGATGAAGTTTGTAAACGATTGTGATGTGTGGCCAGAATGTCCTGTAGAACATCTCTGGATATATGACAAACTAATTGTGGCTAGAAAACAAAATATTGTTGCTGGTCCAGCAGGTATACCTGTTCCTCACGATGGTGAGTATGTAGTCAGACCGATAACCAATATAAGAATGATGAGCCGTGGAGCAAGTATCCAACAGCTTTATAGTAACGAGTCAGAATCTGTTCCTGATGGTTTTTTCTGGAGTGAGATTCTAACTGGAAGACACATATCGGTAGATTATCTTTATGGTCAGCAATATCTGACTGTTGAAGGTTTCAGAGATGATATCAGAAGATTGGATAGGTTCAGTCGTTGGATAAAGGTGAATGACGAGTATCCTATTCCAAGCTTCCTTTCAGAGATTGCTAGTGAAACTGAATGGTTAAACGTTGAATACATAGGCGACAAAGCAATTGAAATTCACATGCGTTACAATGATGATTTCCATAACCACAATTGTGATGAAATTATTCCTGTTTGGAACGATCAACCTTCTCTTCCTCCTGATGGATGGAGCTGGTATGAGAGTATTGCAGGAGATAGATTGGGATTTTGGATAAAAAATAAATAGCAAACCACATAGGAATATAAAAAATGAGACTGTTAAAATTTGAAGCATCATGGTGTGGACCATGTAAGAGCCTTTCTAAAACAATGGAAACAATTGAGTTTCCATATCCCGTTGAGGTGATAGATGTTGATCAAGACACAGCAGCTGCTGTAGAATACGGGATCAGAGGTGTACCTCACCTCATTTTGCTTGATGAAAATAACAATATTATTAAACGAGTAGGTGGTAATGTATCTAAAGAAAAACTGATTGAGGAGCTACTATGAATCCACTAACAACAACACAACGAATAAGATGTCTTTGGGAAGAAGTTGAATTATTAAAAAGCAAGTTACTTGAATATGATACTGGCCATATTCACACAGCAATTGGTGTATTGACAAGTAGACTTCAAGAACTAGAACAACAAGAACTGGAAGAACAAAAACAAAGAAACAAATGATCAAAAAAGCAAAAACTAAACTAACAGATGAGCGCAATTATTTCAAACCATTCAACTATCCTTGGGCATACGATGCTTGGTTAAAGCACGAACAAAGCTCGTGGCTACATACTGAAGTGCCGATGCTAGAGGATGTAAAAGATTGGAAAAACAAATTAAACGAACAAGAAAAGCACTTCCTGACAAACATCTTCAGGTTCTTTACGCAAGGAGACGTGGACGTGGCAGGTGGATATGTAAAGAACTATCTGCCATACTTCCCGCAACCAGAGATACGAATGATGTTGACTGGTTTTGCGGCAAGGGAAGCGCTGCATGTAGCTGCCTACAGTCATTTGATCGAAACCTTAGGGATGCCGGACTCAACGTACGACGAGTTCCTGCAGTACAAGGAGATGAAAGACAAGCACGATTACTTCTTGTCTCTTGCGGGCCAGGATGCGACAGCGATAGCTCAACAGATTGCAGCATTCTCTGCTTTCACGGAAGGGATGCAACTTTTCTCGAGCTTCATTATGCTACTGAACTTCCCTCGTCACGGCAAGATGAAGGGGATGGGTCAGATCATCACGTGGTCGATAGTTGACGAAACAATGCATGCAGAGTCAATGATCAAGTTGTTCCGCACATATGTTGAAGAGAACAGAGACATTTGGAACGATAAGTTGAAAGGTGAGATCTATTCTATTGCTGAGAAGATGGTTAGTTTGGAAGATAACTTTATTGATCTTGCATTCTCCAGCAACCTGATGGAAGATCTGACTGAAGCCGATGTTAAGAAATACATTCGTTATATTGCTGACCGTCGATTGATTAGCCTTGGATTGAAAGGTATATTCAAGGTAAAGAAAAACCCACTACCGTGGGTAGAAGAGATGATCAACGCTCCTACACATACAAACTTCTTTGAGAATCGGGCAACTGATTATGCAAAGGGTGCGTTGAGTGGAGATTGGTCAAATGTGTGGGCAAAGGCTGCTTAAATTATACTATATACTAGTGTAGTAACAATAAAAGGGGCTATATGCCCCTTTTTCTTTTTAAGGAGCCATTATGTATAAGACAGTAATGGCGTTCCTATTCTGCTTTATAAGCTCTATAGCCAACGCCCAGGAGATAGTTGATTTAAACAAACCAATGAAATGTTCAGAAGCGCAAAATGTAATGAATTATTTCTCAAACACTCATAAAGAGACACCGGTTTGGGTTGGTAAAACTGTACATGGCACTCACATCACCTTGTTGGCAAATAAAGAAACAAGATCGTGGACTATGATCGAATATGATTCTAGGTTGGCTTGTGTGTTAGGAGCAGGAGAAGAAAAAAGTAGTAGTGGTCTTGATATAAAATTATAGGAGTCGTTATGTTAGTTTTACCTGATGATATGCATGGAAAGATTGTAGGATTTACTTGTTCTACGTTTGATCTCTTGCACGCTGGCCACATTTTAATGCTTGCCGAAGCTAAAAATATTTGTGATCATTTGATAGTTGCAGTTCAAACTGATCCTACCATAGATAGGCCTCAATCTAAGAATAAACCAGTTCAATCAATAGTTGAGCGATATGTTCAACTATCTGCAGTAAGGTTTGTTGATCAAATAATAATATACGAAACTGAAAAGGACTTGGAAGATTTATTGATGTTCCTTCCAATAAAAATACGAATTATTGGAGAAGAATATAGAGATAAAGACTTCACAGGTAAGAGTATTTGTGAGGATCGTGGAATAAAGATGTGGTACAATTCAAGATCTCATAGATTTAGTTCTTCGGAATTGAGACAAAGAACTTATCAATCAGAATTGGTAAAGAAAGGATAAAAATGAAATCACATAGCTGTAGAATGTGTGAAGCAGAATTTTCTGTCGAAGGTTATAACATAGACGAAGAGATAATGTACTGCCCCTACTGTGGGTCAGTAATTGATCCTGAATTAGATAGTGAATTCGATGAAGAATTTTACGACGAAGATAGATTAGCTGACTGATGTGGACATTTGAAGATGGACCAGTTACAATGATCCCAGAAGGGTGTTACGGGTTCGTCTACCGGATAACAAACACAGTCTCTGGTCGCGAGTACATAGGTAAGAAACTATTCTATTCGATGAAGACCAGGCAGGTAAAGGGAAAGAAGAAGAGATACAAAGCAGAGTCTGATTGGCAAACGTACTACGGATCCAATGATGAACTTCTGAAAGATATTGAAATAATTGGAATAGTTCACTTTAAACGTGAAATACTACGATTATGTAAGAACAAGGGCGAGTGTACTTACTACGAAGCAAAGTATCAATACCAGTTTGATGTTCTTGCAAACCCTACTAAATACTACAATTCATGGATCATGTGCAAAGTGCACAGAAAACATTTACAATTAAACATTGCGGGGTAGCTCAGTAGAAGAGCGTGGGGCTCATAATCCCGAGGTCGGTGGTGCGACTCCACCCTCCGCAACCAACATTTATTATGACGAACCATATTGCGCAAACTCAATCCAAACACGGCACATTCATTCATTTCCGTAATGATGATCCAATAGGTGCTTGCCTACACTACTACGGCGAATGGGCACAGCAAGAGTTTGACTTCTTTGATCAATTCCTTACAGCACAATCAAATGTAATCGATGTCGGAGCTAACATCGGTACTCATGCTGTCTACTTCTCAAAGAAATGCAATCA